ATCTTATGTAACTCTTACAGCTAATCAAATGCCTGCTCATTCACATACTGCTACAGTTGCTATTAGTGATCCTGGACACACACATGATATTCCTTTCAAAAAAGGTCAAGCTGATCAAAATGAGCCTGGTACATATGGTCAACTTTTTGATAATGATCCTACATATGATAGAATAAAAGTAACAAATTCTAATAAAACAGGAATTGGTGTAACTGTTACTAATAGTAATGAAGGTGGTGGTCAATCACACAATAACATCCATCCTGTGTTATCTTGTTATTACATAATGTACATCCCCTAATAATTAAAACCTTATGGCTTGTTTACCTGGAATGCCCTGCTTTGGTCCACTAGTTAGAGTGGTTTATCCTCCAACTTGTGATCCCTATGCTAACAGAATAGTTAGTAGTGATTTTGTTGAATACAATGGAGATAACTTATCTTGCACTGGTATTCAGAACTGTGACACCCTAACTGTTGCTTTACAGAAGATTGATGATAAGATTTGCTCTGATGACTTTGTTGCACAGATAATTCAGACTATTTCTAACGATCCTGTATTAAAAGCTTATTTCTGTCAATTAGTTTCTTCTTGTTCTACAACAACAACCACTACAACATCACCTTCATAAACCAAATAAAATATGACTGTATTAATAACTTTAACAAGTGCTGGAGCTAGTGCTGGACCATTCAATTTGTATTCTAATACAGATGGATATCTAACACCATTTGCTACAGGAATAAGTAAAGCCACTCTATTGAGTGGTTATACATCTTCTGCAGTTCCTGATGGTACAACAAGTATTAGAATTTCATCTACAGGAACATGTACTAATTATATTTATGTGTCAGTAGTAGGAACTACAACCACAACAACTTCTAGTTCATCTACATCTTCTACATCTACAACAACAACTATTGCTCCTATTATAGCATACTGGTATGCTTCTAAGATTCCAGGATGTCCAAATAATGCAACATACACTGTTAGTAAAAACTCTGTTGTTGTTGCTAGTGGTATATTAGGTGCTAATGCTTCTGGTTCATTTACAGTGGTTGTGGGTGATATTGTAGAAATTACAAACACTTCAGCTGCTAATGGTGTAGGATGTGATGAAGCAAACGCTAACATTTTTAGAAATAGTAATCCTACTGCTGTTGCAACAGATACACAATCAGGATATGGTGTTGGTGCAACAGCTACATGGACTGTAACAGGAGCAACCACAATAGTAGAATTATACGCTGGTCCTCAAGCAGTTTAAAATAATCAAAAACCCTGTTTTGTTGGTTTTACAGGGTTCTCCCAGAGCTTAGGTTCTGGGAGTTTTTTATTTTATAACTAATTTAGTTAGTATGGATAGCATCTCTAATTAAAAAGATTTGGTTTTTTAAAAAACAATTTCGTATCTTTACAGTAATTTTAACTAAAATCGACCAAGTATGTCTGAAAATCAAACACTTTTGCAACAGTTGGGACAGTTGTTGCGACAAAAAAAGAGTAAAAAATTCTATGCTGAGAAGCTTGGAATTACAGAAGATGAAGTGAGTGAGTTATTACTAGAATTAAAAAATAAAGATGTTGAACCAATTCCTCTTTTTGAAAACATCAAAAAGGTAAATATTGAAAAAGGAACTGTTGAGAGTACATTAGTTCTTGACTTTGAACCTAAAGATGATATTGAATTAGCTAAACTACACAAGATCAACTTAGACAAATATGTTATTACAAATTATTGGTCTAAGCTTTTACCATCAGGAAAGTTTAGTTCTTCAGTATTCTCTAAACTAAAACAATCTAAAGATTATACACCAGAAGACTTTGCTAAGTTTCTACAAAACTACGAAAGCACATTTACCACACAACCTGTAATGGTTGATGAAGATAAGGAAACAGTTGATATTGAATTATCATTATCAGACTTTCACTTAGCTAAAAGAATTGTAAATGGTGACAATAGTATTGAGAATAGAAAAGCAACATACATGAATGTTCTTGCAGACTTATTAGCAAAGGTGTTACGTAATTACAATGTACGTACAGTTGTATTTCCTATATCAAATGATTTCTTCCACACAGATAACTATCAAAACCAAACTACAGCAGGCACTCCTCAAGATGTGATTGTTGAATATGGTGAGGAATATGAACATGGATTTGATCTTCTTGTTAAAGCAATTGAACTTCTTTACAAACATTGTGAAAATGTAGAAGTGTTACTTGTTCAGGGTAATCATGATAAAACTAAATCATTCTATCTAGCACATGCATTGCAAGTGTATTTTAACAATGCAACTGGTATAACATTTGATAGAAGAGAGAGTGAATTAAAAGCTACAATATTAGGAAACACATTTATTGGTTATCATCATGGCAACTGTAAGTTAGAAGATCTTCCTTTATTGTTTGCAACACATCCACAATATTCATCAGCATTTGGTAATGCTACATATCGTGAGATACATACAGGAGATAAACACCACTATATGGCTAAAGAAGTCAAAGGTGTTAGAATCCAACAAATGCCTAGCTTGTCTGGTACAGATAGATGGCATAGAGATAATAACTTTGTACATAGTATAAGAGCTGCTCTTGTTTTAATTTATAACAATGAACATGGTAAAATAGGAGAGTTCGAAAGTAGAATTTAAAAATATGGCAACATTAAGAAAATTAGTTTCAGACGTACGTGCATCTCATAAATTGTTATCAACAGATTCGTTGATTACAGATAGAGCTATTGCATCTGAGATTAGAAACAATAGTATTCTTTTAGTCAAAAGAGAAACCAATCTTAGAAAACTTTGGGCTACTGATACTTTGTTTACAACCATTCCTTGTTTAGAAATGGTTCAAGTTCCTATTTCTGAATGTTGCGATTATCAAGATCCTTGCACTGTTGCAAGAACTAAATATAAAATCCCTCGTATATCTGAAGGAAACTATCAGTATTTAATACAGGGTGTCTATTCAATTAATGCTATGAGTGGACAAGGTAAGAAACTTAAGGAGATCACTATCAATAGATATTTGAATCTCCTTAAGCTTCCTATCATTAAGAATCAAGAATATTATTGGATCGTCAATAATTATTTATATGTAAATAATCCTTTACTACAAGCTCTTAGACTTGCTGCTTGTTTTGAAGAAGATGTTCCAAATGAAATAATGTATCCTGAATCTGGTTGTGGAGGTTGTGGACCAACTGATGAAGATTGGTGTTTAAATCCTCTAGATAAACCATTCTCTTTACCAGGATACTTAGAAAAACAAGTGTTAGAACTTACATCACAAAAACTATTACAGACATACTTCCAGCTTAAAACTGATATGACAGATGATGGTATTGATGGACAAGCACCTAACGCAGCACCAACTAGATAATATGCGTATAAAGGTAGATTGGAGAAGTGGGAGCAGAGATAATTATAATAGTTTCTGCAAAAAATATCCATCAATTAAACTATCCTTTGATGAATGGAGAAATATTCTTTATTCATACAATGAGCAGTTCAAAGAATATATTTTAGAAACTGGTGAAAGAGCTAAACTACCATTTGGGTTTGGTGAGTTCTCTATTAATAAAAAGAAGAGAAAGAAAATCAAACAGAACAATGGTAAAGAATTTATCAATCTTCCTATAGATTGGCAAAAGACAAAAGAAAAAGGAAAAGTTATCTACAACTTTAACTACCATACAGAAGGCTACTTCTTTGGATGGATGTGGTTTAAAGACACTGCTAGATTTAGAAATCTAGATTTGTGGTATTTCAAACCATCACGCACAACTTCAAGACTACTTTCCCATTACATTAAAACCAACGAAAAATATCAATATATTTATCAAGAATGGAAAAAATAATTTAACATGTCGTACTACTATAAATATAATTTTGTTTCCCCTGAGCCTGTATATGCTACTGTTAAAGAAGAATTAAAAAGCTACTTTGATACAGGTGCTGTAGATGATCTATTGTTTCCAACATATCTTGACAAATGTTTAAAGAAGTTGGGTAGAACAACCTATGTTATCTCTCAGGAGATATTACACATTTCTGATTTTCAAGCTAGACTTCCAGATAATTTTTATGCTGTAAGAGAAGCTTGGATGTGTTCTGAGATTCCTCAGTATCCATACCAAACAGCTAATTCATTCTATTCACAAGCTGCTTCACAAACAACTATTCAACTTGCTCCACTCACTGTAGGTGGAACAAATTGTGATAACCCTGCTTGTGCTGATCCTGGTTGTAATGGTGAATGTATGCCTTTGTTAATTCAAGCTGTATACAAAACTAATCAAGAAGTTGCTAGATCATATAGACAAGAGTACTTACTTAAACCAGGTAACATCTCTGCTAGAGCTAACTGTGGTGTAGAGTATACAAATAACTGGTCATTTGATGCACCTGTTGTACAAGGACAAGGTGGTGTTGCTGGTAACTTCACCCCTGGATCTGCAGGAATTGACTCATTTGATGTTAGAGATAATAAGTTTGTAACCAACTTCAGAAATGGTATTGTGCATTTATTATTCTATGCCACTGAATATGATGATATAGGTAATCAGTTAATTCCTGATAACTATCGTATCAGAGAGTTTGTTGAAGCATTCATTAAATTTAAAGTGTTTGAAACTCTTACAAATCAAACCAATGATGAAACATTTAATCAACTTCAACAGAAGCTGATGTACTATAAACAGTTACATGATGAAGCTTTCATTATGGCTGATATTGAAGTTAAGAAACAAGATGCATGGACTAAACAGAGAAGAATAAAAAACGATCTGAATAGATTTAGAATGTACGAACTACCAAACAGAACTAACAGATATGGCTGGAGAAGAAACAACTAATCAGGGCAATGTAAAGATGGAGTTTAATCAAGCTACCACTGGTATGAACATGGATAACTCTGTTAACCAAGTTGCCAAGGGTATGCTCACATATGCATTAAATGCATCTATTGAGAACTTTGATTCTAATTCTGTTAACTATCAGAATGAGGAAGGTAATGAATTCTGTCTAGAGTTTCCCTCAGGATATACATTAATTGGTAAGCATTACATTCAAGAGAAGGCTAAGCACATATTCTTTTTAGTTAATTCGTCAACTGGCGATTCTCAAATAGGATACATGGTTAATAATGACTGTG